CGCTGGACGGGGCCGCATTGTTAGAGGCCATAATGACCAGCTTGACGGTGCCGCCCACGGTCAGCAGCTTGTCCTTGGCCGCTGTATATACGGCGGTCAGCCAGGCCGCCACAGGGGCGCTCAGAGCGCCCACAGAGGCCTCATACCATGCGGTGACATCATCATCCGGGATGAGGCTTGAGGGGGCTATGCTCTCATTCCAGACGGGGTGCACCTTTACAGCGCTCACGCCCGCCATAGCCACCACTTTCTCCGTGTAGTCCGCCTGGTTGCCACCAAAGGCCTGGGACTGGAAGCTGTCAAGGACCCGCTGCCGGAAAACCTCCGTGTCCTCCTCATCGTCACCGGGGACAATGAGCTCCACCAGCTCCGCATGGGTCAGCCCGTCCACATACTCAATGGGGATGAGCGTACCAGCATAGCCGTTGGCGATGCTGCCCACCGTTTCACAGGTGACTTGGTGGGCAAGGCCGGTGTCCGTGTCAGCGTTCTCCATCCGCCCGGTCACGACAAAGTTTAGGTCCTCACAGGAGAAGCGGGTGCCATTGGCCACCTCTTTGTTAAACTCCGCCCGGAACACCGCAGCGCTGGCCGGATAGGGGGACATATTGCGGTCAGAGGCCCGCTTGATGAGATATTCACGGGGGGCTGTCAGCAGATAGGTGGCGGAAAAAACGAAGTCCAGCCCTATGTAGAGCTGGGCCAGCTCTGCCATAGACGGGGCCACGCCGTTCATCACCATTGAGCCCTCCCGCTTGTCTATGCTGGGGTCCACTCTGGCAAGGGCGCTTTTCAGCAGCGCCTCATAGGTTTTGCTTTCAAACATTCAGATTTCAACCTCCTTTGTGATGTCCATATCACCATAGATGCTGTGGACCACAAAGGAGGCCAGAACACTCCGCCGCCCAGTCTCAAAGGTCCAGGTGTCCACACTGGTGATGCGGTCATCCTGCTCCAGCGCCTCCGTGATACGGCGCTTTATTTCGCTCATGGCATAGTGCTTGGGCTTGCCGATCAGGTCAGTCAGCTCAGAGCCATAATTGCGGGAATAGATGGGGTAGGCGTAGCGCTCCACATTCAGAATGAGATACACCGCCTGGATGAGGGCATCCCGCTTGTCCGTCATGCCGGTCACCTTGTTGCGGTCTATGTCCAGCTTGTGGGTATAGCCCGGCTGCTCATCCAGGGCAAAGCCGATGAGGTCAAGGTTTTCTCCCGTTGTCGGTAATGTAGCCATTAGGTTAGCGCCTCCCATCTGTCCAAAACAATGTATTTCTGCCCGCCATCGCAGCGCAGCAGGATGACCTTTTCCCCGTTCTTGAGGGCAAAGTGAAATTTCCACTTTTTGCGGCCTTGGTATTTGTGCTTGTGGGAGGCAAATTCTGCATAGCCTCCGCCGCCGCTTTCCTCCTCCGTGTAGTGTGGGCCCTCGCTCTTTCCCGTGCCCTCAATGGTGGACATCTCCACGGAGAAGTCCCGCACACTGTTAGTGAGGATGAGCTGGACCTCAGTCAAGGTCTTTTTCTGGTCCACCATGATCTTGAGCGGGTCAACGGAGGTAACGGTGCCAAAGCACATGGCCATTGGGGCCCCGGCGTTGACGGCCTCCACCGCCGCCTGTTTCACGGCACGGACCAGCTCATTGGCATCAAGCGACAAATGTACCACCTCGCATTTTTAGCTCCATGAGGTGCTGGCCCTCGTTAAAGGTGTGCTTGACCTGTTCCACCATGAGGTAGTTGGAGACATTGATGTCTCCCAGGCCCAGCATGACCACCAGCAGGGTGCCAGCCCTCACCCGGACATCTCCCAGCACATCCTTGAGCTTGAGCGTGCGGGTTTTGGTGTTGTACAGGTCCAGCAGAGCGTCCGCCATTGCCTTGGCATTTGCGGTGCTGTCCAGTTTCTCATAGTATTGGAGCACGCCCCACTGGTTCATGTTGGAGCTGTCCTGTGCTATGTAGATTTCCCGCTTGCCTGTGTCCTTGTTCTCGTAAGTCAGCTTGATCTTGTCATAGGTGCTGGAGGTGATGGAGCTGGAATAGTCATAATCTCCAGCGGCCTCATCATCAATGAGCATATTGATTTTCATGCTACCCAGGGCCTTGAGCGTCAGCTTGCCCACATCGTCATAGAGCACATACATCTGCCCGGTGGCCTTGAGCGTTTCGTCCAGGGCGTTTTGGATGATGTCAAAGAGGGTTTGATTATCCTCCACCCGGCTCTCAATGGTGTAGCCGGTATCATCCAGGCCGCCCACCTGGAGCTGGAAGTCCTCCGCCACCATCTTGATGACATCGGAGGCTGTCTTGTTGGCGTAGACATAGGTGTCTTTGTTCTTGAGGTAGTAGAGCTGGTCATACACCGTGCAGGTGATGACCTTGGGGTTGCTGCCCTTGCGGGACTTCTCAAAAACAAAGCCATAAAAAAGCGGGGTGCCATCCACAGAGAAGCGGACCGGGTCCCCCTCTTGAAAGCTCAAGCCATCGGTCTTGACCACATCAAACTTGAGCTTGCCCGGCTGGCCCTGCCGTTCCCACTCCACCGTTACACCCTCAACGGTGATCGGGTACATGACAGTGCCGCCGTGCTGGATAATGAGCTCATAGGTCATGGGATGGTCAGCTCCTGCCCAGGATAGATGAGGTTAGGATTGCTGATTTTATCCTTGTTGGCCTCATAGATTTTGGTGTACTGGGACCCATCGCCGTAGTATTTCTTGGCGATGGCCCAGAGGGTGTCACCTTTTTGGATTGTGACAGAGCTGGCCGTGGGTGCCGTGCTGGCCTCCCGCTCCGTTTCTACTGTCACGGTCTGGGTCTGGGTGTCGGTGGACTGCTCCACAGCAGCGGTCTTTGTACCGTAGTCCCTCCACTGCTTGAGGTTGACATCCACGCTGACATCCAGGCCCTCCTTTGCGTCCTCTGTGATGGTGTAGTCCTCCACGCTCACCTTGATGTTGGTGTCGTAGAGCACACCGCCGCTGGGGGAGGTCCGCACCAGGATGAATTGGGTGGCCTCCTTAGAGGTTTTCAACTTCTCCAGGACCCCCAGGTAATAGTCCGGGGACTGGCTGCCGCCCAGCATGGGGAGGTCAAAGGGCACGATCAGCTCAGTGAGGCCAGCCGTGCGGAGGAAATTGATCTCACCCTCATTGAGCAGCACCAGGGTCTTGTTTTTGTTCTTGATCTTGACAGTCAGCTTGGACGGGGTGGGCATTTCCACCCCGTCCAGATAACAGGCATAGCTCATGCGTGCACCCCCTCTGCGGCAGTCAGCAGCGCCTCAGTAAAGCCATCGGTGAGCTGGCTGATAACACCATCCAGGTCCATGCTGCTGTCAATTTTGTTGGTCATGCCGGTCATATCAATCTTGACCTCCGCTGTGGTAAAGCGGTTGATGGCATCCCGCTCTGCAATGTCCCGCAGATATTCCAGCTCATCCTCCGTCACATCCAGGCTGTCAGACAGGGCGCTTGCGCCCGTGCTGGCGCTGTCTGCAATATCGCCGGTGTCGCTGGAAATGTCGCTCAGGTCATAGCCCAGGCTGGTGGTATAGTCATCAATGCTGCCAGCCTCATAGTTGAATAGGTCACCCAGTCCGGTCAAATCACCCAGCCCGTCCATGAAGTCACTGGCACTGTCTACAATGCCATCACCCCAGGATGCACCCGCATTATAGGCATCAGCTGCCCAGCCCTCGGAAAAGGCATCGTAGGTATTAAAGCCGTCGTTAAAGGCATCGGCCACGCTGGTGTAGTCCTCTTTGCTGTCGTAGGCCTCAGCGGACTTGGCCGCATATTCCGCTGCCTTGCTGGTGATACCGGAGTAGTCAAACTCCACAAAGGGCAGCTTGTTCAAGGCCTCACAGATGCCCGCCACAACAGTGAGCGCCGTGGAGAGTAGATTGTAAAACCAGCCTTGTATATTGACGATAGCATTGTGAAAAGCCGTCTGCATATTGCTGCATAGCGCTACAATAGCATAGGCGATGCCCAGCGCAATATTGGCCACCACATAACCCAAGTTGACAAACCACTGAATTACGACATTCACCACACCACACAATGTACCCAAGACACTGTTGCTTTTTGAGCCAAAGATGTCAAAGTACCGAATTGCGGCAATAAGTGCGGCCACCAGCGCCAGTATGCCCGCAACAATCAAGAACACGGGACTTGCGCCCATTACAGCGTTAAGAATTGCTGTCGCAGCAGAGGCCAAAAGTGTGTAGGTTTGGTATAGCAGCACAGCAGCAGCCACGGCATAGATGATGGGGCTTATCCAGCTCCAGTTAGCCACGATGTAGGAGGCCACCGTGCCCGCAATAGACATGAGCTGTTGCATCACATAAATCACCAGCAAAATGCCGTTTTGAATCGTTTGGACAATGCTGGTGGTGCTCAGCCATGTTTGAAAGGCACTGTAAGCATTTAGAATCCAGGTGACCAACGTGGACAGTAATTCAATGCCGCCACCCAGCACGCCGATTAGGCCGCTGGCCATGTTCTCAATCAGAGGGAGATTATCTTGAAATGCACCCACAAGGTCCAGCACAGCCGGGTACAGGCCAGCGCCTATTGTCTCTTTGAGGTCCCCCAGAGTGTTCTTAAATTGGATGATCTGGCCCTCTGGGGTGCTGCTCATGGTTTCATACAGGCCGCTCCAGCTCTCATCAATGACATCACCGATGACAGCAGCGGCTTGCATCTCCTGGCTCAGGCCCACATAGTCCTCACCCAGCTCCGCCACAACTTGGGCATTTGTTGCTGTGCCCTCAATGATGGCTTTCTGGGCATCGGTAAACTCAAAGCCCTTTTTGGTCATAGCGTCATAGCTGCCGGTCATGATCTTGCCTATGCCGGTGGCGTAGTCTACCATAGCCGTGCTGTCCAGCTCTCCGCCGCCGGACATTCCCATTGCGTAGTTGCTCAGGGTGTCCATCATGCTGAGTAGGGCCTCACCGTCTGAGAAGTAGGTGGACAGCTCGGCAGCACCTGCAATCATGGCCTCATCGCCATAAATGCCCTTGCTCTGGATTTCGCTGGCCTTGTCCAGCACCTGGTCATAGTAGTCCAGGGAGCCCATGTTGCCCATGACGGTACTGAGCTGGATTTGTGCATTGATCTGAGTGTCCGCAGCGCTCAGGCTGTCGGTCACCAGGCTCTTGATGGAGGACAGGCTGGCATAGGCCGCCACCATAGAGGTGATTTTACCCAGCAGCTTGTCCGCTGCCTCGGTGCCAGCGTTGATGCTGGCGTTGAGCCGTTCCTCCTGGGTTTTGGCGTTCTGCTCCTGTTCCGCTGCCCTACGGTAGCCCTCCGCCAGCTCATCCACCTCACTGGAGGCCTCCGCAAGCTGGGCCCTGGCCTCCTGGATGACGGTGACATCCATTGCTTGGCCAGAGGCTTGCTGGACCTGCTCAAAGGCCCCCAGCGTTGTGTCCAGGGCCGCCGTGACCTTTTTGAGCACGGCGCTCATGCCGTCATTGAGCGTCATTTGCGATTTGATAGTTGCCACGGTTTCACCACCTTAGAAAAGCTCCGCTCCCATCGCAAGGAGCGGAGCCGCTGGTCATTTCTTCTTTTTCGCCTTGCGCTTGAGCTCCGCCTCCTGTTTCTTCTCCGCCTCACAGCGGGTCTTGATAGAGGCGATCACAAAAGCACGCTCCTTGACCGGCAGGTTGAGAAACTTGGACGGCTCCCAGCCAAATTTTTGCAAACAAAAGTGTGCATAATTGGCCTCTGGGTCACCGTCCGTGATTAGTTTTTTGCCTCGTCTACCAGGTCAGTCTCGCTCTTGAAGCCGTTGGTCTGGAATACCTCCAGCACATAGTCATCAAACTCACCGCCGATGAGCATTTTACCCAGCAGCTCATGCGGCGTGGCGGTGCCCCAGCTATCTTGCAGCTCTGCATTGTTGAGGTCCGGGAACACCGTGCAGCGGGCGCACACCTTAGCCTGGAAAGTATAGGTGTCAAGCTGCTGGGTAAACTGGTTTTTCTTGCCCGGCACCGGCACCTGCTTGATGCAGCCGGAGCGGATGCGGGCGTATTCATCGGCGGAGATACAGCAGATTTCCCACTCCAGAGGCTTGCCGTTATCCCCAAGGAAACGGGGAGAGGCGGCAAAGCGGTGGTTCTCAATCTGCTGGACATTGGGCCGCATGAAAGCGGACAGGGTGTTACTCATGGATGGTTTCCTCCTTTAGTTAATCAGGGCCGCCTTTACATATAGGACGGGTTGGTGTACTTCTCCGGGCGGGTGAAGCTGTCGCAGTAGCCCTCAATGTCCTGCTCCACGAAGTCACCCTCATTGTTGAACATGGACAGCAGCACATCACCATCCAGCACACAGTCATTGTAAATCTTGGTGCTCCGGCCCACGGTGGCGGCGGGGTCATCGTTGGAGGTCTGGATGGTGAAAGTGGGCATCACCCCGGTCTTGACAAACTCCTCAATGACATCATCAAAGATTTCCGTGCACTTGTAGATGGTCATGCTAAAGGCCAGGGCAACGGTCTGGGGCTTGTGACCCACCACGGGGTTGCCCAGCTTGTAGACCTCCTTGGTGTTGACAGTGGCCTTTCCCTCAAACTCCTTGGCCATCAGCATGGAGTAGCGGGTGCCATCAATGGTGACGAAGCACTCCGCATAATTGGCGCTTACAGCGTCCAGCGTGTTCATAGTGGCGCTATTCATACCTTATCCCTCCTTTACTGGATGACCACGCTCATGTAGAGCTGGGCCATAGCGTTGACGATGTTGA